TGATTAACTTGAATGTGCCTGATTGGTTGGTGGGAGCGAGATTGGAATACACGCGCACACCCCATGAGACAATTCTGTAAGAACTGAACGTAGCGGAAACCTCAGAAAAATCCGGTACGGCTTGAGACGTAAAGTTACTTGCAGTTTGGGTTACAAATGTACCAGCGTACTTGTCGCTGACATTGAGGGATGGGTTGCATGTAACAAAGGCCTTACCGTTCGCATCGGTTGAGAAGGTTCTAGGGTACGATAGAGTTAGGGCAACTGATTTCGATGTGTCATCATCGGGAATCTTGCTTCCTCTAGCCTCTCTTGAGAATGGGTTGACCAATCCTTCCACCTGTTTATGGAGTGGGCCGCCGTTGATACCCCCCATGTATGAGGGAATATTGCCCGGAGCGGCATAAGAGAGGTCTGCTTGTTTCTTGAACTGTTTAGACATGCTGCAGATTTGAACTCTGTAACAGATTAATGTGAAAGATGGTATGTGAAATAGTGATTTAAAAATAGTTGTTAGCCGTTAATTAGTTTAATAGTCGAATAGTGAATTGTATAGGTTATGTTTTAGTTTATCTAGTATTTGAGAATAGTTATATCCCTCACGACTGTGTTTGAAGTCGATCATAGTATTCAAAATACGTTCTTCAACACAGCGTTGGTAGTCAGGTGGGTACCCAAAAGCTTCCCAAAAACTGATTCGCGCCTCGTCAGTGACAGGTAACTCATCAGTCTCTAAGCCTTTTGCCAGATACCACATGCCTGACCCCACGTTAAGAGAGTGGTCCCCGAAGCTACCACTACCCAGCCGTGCGAGTGTCTTGTAAAAAGAATATGTTATTGGAACACCAGCGTTAAGTGCCATTCCAGCCTTCCCAATGTCATTGGCCCACTTCAGCCATTTCGTCTCATCATTGAGAGGGAGGAGTGACACACAATCCTTTGAAATACAGTCAGGGAAATTCCTGACCATAGTCCAACCGCGTTTTGTCAAAACTGGGCGCGTTTGACAAAAGTCGATTTGCTCGAATACGTCCACGTATTCCTCGATAACGAACCAGTAGCCGGCAGTCTTACAGTATGGAAACAACCATTTCTTTAAGACGTCCAGTTCAGTCCTCTCAACGAGGAGTACACAATCGTCGCCATTATTAGCCAGCCTATATGTGATGTCGTATTCTACACAAAAAGAGTGTAGGATAGAACACGCAATAAGCACCGTGCCAAGTCCCGTGTTCATGTCACCAGAACATCTCTTTGACATTACGAAAGAGAGTATCCCGTCAGGCATGAAAGATTTGCACTTGTTCTTCAATTGCCACGATAGTAGCGTGCGAAGTCGGTCGAGGTCAGTTCCATTGAAAAACAAACAGTATACAGCCTGCTCGAAAGAGAGCTGTGGTCTGTCTGTGTGTTGGTCAAACCTCTTGGCGTCTAATGGTATAGCAATAGGATCACTAAA